CCTAAACGCCTCTTCAATATCATAGTTCATACTTATTTAGCGGCTGTGCCGTGTAAAAAGGTGTACTGTTTACCGTTAGGTAGTTGAATCAGAAGTTTGTCACCATGTTCAGTGGGGGTGTTACTGATAACACGTGCACCATTCTTAGCGTAGATTTTAGTACCCTCGTAAAGACCGTAGTCAATTCCGTGGGATCCTCGTGCAGTGTGGCTAGCAAAGTCACCAGTGATAGGGACTCGGCTTAGCGGAACTACACCTAGTTCAGGATCATCTACTTCAATGTATTGGTCAAGTGCAGTAGTGGGGAATTGACCACCACCAACTTGTTTAACGTCAAGGTGTTGACCAGTCGAAGTGGGACCAATGTTACCAGAGATATAGACAAGGAACGGAGAACCTGCTCGCATCGAAGCAGCAGATTGGAACATTCCAGGATTAAGAATCCTATTGATAACGCTTAGTTTGGCTTGCGGACCTTTGGTCGGATCACCTAAAATCTTTTGATCTTCTGGGGTCAAGGTTACTTCTTTGCCATTAAGACGAAGAGGAGAGTTCAACCTGAAGGAATCACCATTTGCTTTAAAGAAACGATTGTATGCTTCATGCAAAGGCATCCCCTTTGTCATCCCAATAAAAGCAAGCTCTTTGGGAGTAGGTTTGAACGTATCCTTATAAAAATTCTTCTTAATGTAATCTAACCTTTCAGCAGAAGTCACTGAGAGAGGAGTATCCAGAACTCCTTCAATTCCTAGGGTTTTGACGGAGGTTCTGAGATTAGTAATGGATCGTTTGGTTTGCTCAGCTGCGGAGACATTCCCCACAGGCAAGTTAGGGTAAGAAACTGTACCATTGCGACTCACCTTTCTGTAGAATTTACTGTCCTTGTTACGATACCCATTACGGTATTCGTTAGCAAGTTCACCTGCTGCCTTTTGATGTGCTGCTTCAAAACCCAAAGCAGGTTCGTACATAGCAGTACGGTTACGCAGTTCGGCTTTCAGATGCCCAATCATAGGCAGTGCACCGGCTTCAGCAGCCTTTGTAGTGCCAAAAGAGGTGGTGCCTGAGACAACAGTTTCTACTGATTTAGTAGAGTCTTTATAACCTTCACTCTTCCACTTAGCATTGTAAGCTTCGTAGCGATCTTTAATTGCCTTACCTTCAGTCGGGTTGGCTGCAACAGCAGCAGCAACAATTTCAGGAGTTAATTCAAAGTCACGGAGTTTAGAGACACCTTTGATGATGTTCTGTTTGTGCTGTGCGGTGTAGGTAAGATGCCTTTCAACAATAGCCAGTTTAGAACTTTCTTGGAAAGCAGTAGATAGGTACATCTGCTTAGCTTCTTCCAGACGCTCAACTGTGGGGTTCTCCATCACAGCACGAACCAGAGTATCCTCTAATTCAGCGTTAGAAAGTTTATCCCGTGCAATCAACTGTCTCCGATGCTCATCCTGAATTTTAACACGTGCAGCTAAAATATCAGCCCAACGTCCCTTAGCAAACTTATCTTGAAAAGCAATGCCGTTTGGATGCTCTTTGGTAAATAGTGGCAGTTGACCAATCTGATCTTCTGTTAAAGCAAATTTACCTGTCTTAGAATCGAATGCAACAAAAACACTACTTTGCAGTTTATCTAGACCACCTTTAAATCCGTAAACATCAGCGACGTGCGGCCAAGAAGTGAGCCAACGAGCCGGAAGATCTTCAGGTAAAGCGTTTTGAAGAAAACCTATATGATCTTCACCACGCTTTTCATCTAAAAGCCTTTCGTCTTTATTAGTGTATTGTGTGATTAGTGTTCTATCAAAATTATCTGCTAAAGCTGCGTAAGGTTTAACTAAGTCAGAACTGATCTGATTATTTTTAATTAGTTTATACGCATCACCTCTTACAGTAGAAATGATCTGTATAACATCATCACGTGTTAAAGGCTTACCTTCATCCTCCCTTTTATTGATTTCTGCTAAAACAATTTTCTGGTAATCATATTGCCAGAACTTAGCTTGTTCATCTTTAGCAAAATCTAACTGAGCGACAGCACTCTCAGACTTCATTTTGGCGGCGACCAGACCATTAGCACCTTTGGCTTGTGCCTCTTGAATACCGCCTAATTTAGCAACCTCAGCTTCTCGTGCTCTGTACTCTTGTATGCCTCTAGAAATCCTAGTCTCTTCAGAGAGACCTTGGGACATCTGATTGTTAAAGTCTGTCTGTTCTTTTGCTTTTTGCCGTTGAAGTGCAAAACCAGCAGCAGTAGCACTTAGAGTTGCAATGTCATCAAAAATACTTTCGGTAGCTTTTTGGTCAATTGCAGCTTGTTGTTGATCTACTTGAGCTTGTGCTTGAAGACCTTGAATTCTACGTTGAGAGTTTTGGGTTTGAATTTGAAAGTTACGCTCTTGCTGCTTGGCAACTGCAGCAGCGTCTTCTTTCATAGCTTGAGAAATTCGCTGACGATTTTGAATCTCAGCGTCAGCTACCCTCCGCATACCGTCAAGTTGACGTGCGGTTTCTTCTTTCATCCGAGCGATGTTACGCTCATCAACCTGTTGTGGGTTATAACCGCCAGCCTTAGCGGATCTTTGATACTGTAGTCGTGCCATAGTTCTTAGTACCCGAAGGCTCCTCCAGATTCAGCAGCTTTCATAAGAGTACCGGCTGTACCAGCAATACCACTAACAAGAGGTGCAAAGATGTTTTGCTGTGCAGGTCTGGGAGTAAATGCAGGGTTAACATACATTGGTTCGACAAACATGCGCTCCGGTGGTTTAATCGGTTTAGGCATGTCAGGTAGACGCTCAGGCTCAATCATCATAGCGTTACGTGCTTTGAGGTCAGAGGCATAACGACCCATCTCAATGTCACGCATACTACGCTGGGATTGTTGACCAGCACTCACTAGACTAGCCGTAAGGATTGCTGCATTTCTACCTTGTTCAGCAACAGTACTTTGAATAGCTTTAGTACGTGAACTACCTGCTTGAAGTAAAGAAGCTCTTCCTTCATTTTGAAGTCGTTCAATAACCATACCTTCTCTTTGAAAGGCGTCGTTATTTAGAATTTCTGCAAGAGATGCTTGCTCCTGTTCTTTAGCTTCACGTGCTGCAATGCTATTATAAACAAGTTGTTGCTGAGTATTTTCAATAGAGCCAAGGTATTGCTTGGCAGTTTGTAAATATTCAAAGTCTTGAATTTCTGTTTGGTACTGCCACTGTTGAACAGCAGTTTGCCAATCATACTCACGCTGTTGCTGATAATTGATTTTTTCAGCTTCAAACGCCAGTCGGTTATATTGGTTCTGTACCATAGCAGCGTTTTCGGCTGCTTGCTGTTGAGCTTCATAATTAGCTCTGGCTCTAGCGTTTTGTGAGCTAGCTTGTGCGGCACCAGCGATTCCCTTTCCGAGAGAAGCGGCAGCACTGATGCCTGCCATAATACCGGCAAACACTGGCATAGTTAAGACCTCCTATAGAATCGGGGAGTATAGTTACCTTCCCACATCATCGACACCAACGATACAGGATAAGGGAAATTACTTGTCACTTTAAGTTCAAAATTAGTATTACGTTGATGGATAGGGACAATAAACTGTCGCTCACTCTTAACAGGATTGCTATCGGCTGAGTAGTAGTCAGCATCTGCAGTGTGTTGAACATTGCGCCACTCGTTAGTACCAGTTGCCTTCAGTTTAAACGTCACTGCACCTGTACGTCCCACGGAGAACTTAGCTCTGGAGACAGTCAAAGCAGCGGTAAAGTCAGTAGTGTTAGCGTCCCTACGGAAGTAGAATTTAGGTAGAGTAGCTTCAAAGTCGTATGGATAGCCAACGACTATACCATCAGCATAGTCAGTGAAGTTACCTTTTACTTCGAAGTACCGATAGTTAGTACCACTTTCTGTACGCTCATATGCCGTAGCATAGTAACCAGCATCAGCATCAATCTCATCATCTGTACCATCATCAGCTGTTGGCACAGTAAGGAGCATCATTGCGTTAGTCTGTTCGAATGGAGTGTACGGAACGTAGATCTTAGTTAGATCATTAGTGGAGTCGTATACAACCGCGTTTACGGTGCCTGGGTCGGGCGAGACGGGGCGTGTAGCCATGTCTAGGCATGAGTTACCGTTGATGCCCGTAGCGGTCGCTACAACGTCTCCTGAGGGGATCTCATCAAGGGTGATAGTACCAATGGTGTACTCATCCTCATGCTGAGAGACAACAATAACAGCGTCATTCAGGATCTTAGCAGTTTGGATAGTACCAGGAAGCTGCCACTTAGTCCAAGCTTGGAAGAGATCCTTCTCTCCGTTGTTGTAATAACGATAAAGATAAAGGTAAGATGTGTCCCTATCAATCAGCATAATCACTGAGTTCTGAGGACTCACCGTCAGGTTATCTACAGTGTCAGGAATCCATTCAAGTACCACCTTACTGATGTCAACCACGATAGGAGGTTGTTCAACGTCACGTAGTTGAAGGGTAAACAGCTTACTGTAACCCGACACATTACTAACGAATGCAGTAGTAGTACCAACATCCACTGGTGCAATGTTCGTATTCATCTCATAGTTAGAGAGTGAACGAACAATGGTGGTAGTAGGTGTAAGGGTGCTTCCATCAGTGGTAAACACTTGGAACTGTTGACGCTCCGAGAACACCATCAAACCTTGAGGTGAAGGCAGCACATCAGACAAACTAACAGGTCTGACGCTAGCCACGTTCAAATCAATCGGATCTGAGTCAATCTGTGTAAGAGCTGACTTAACAAAAAAGTTATAGGGATCGTTAGCAACACTAAAGTTAATGTTGTCCGTGGAGAGGAATCCGAGTCGGTTATTATAAAAGAAAGTAGAAGTAATAGGATCCCCAATAAAAGCAGGTACAGGGCTAGTATCATCATCCCCAGCTTGCCGAGCGCTCCAATCAATAGTGTCAAATGTAAAGGCAGTAGCACCAGTGTTAGCCAGTTCATGCGGCATAGTGTCCACATCAAATCCAGCAGACACATCACGTGCTACGGTTTCTTCCCAGTAACCACGTCCACCAACAGTGTCATAAGCAATGAATCGAACGTGGTAGTTATCATCTCCACTATCACTGTTAAGGATCTCAACGTTGTGATGATGGAAAGATTCAGTAGGAAGTTTAGTGATGTTAACTACATCATCTTGGAAGGTTTCTAGAGAACCATTACTCAGACCACCTTTACCAGAAATAGTGAACGCTAACGGCGTTCCTTCAAAGGCAACAGCGGTAGAAGGTGTAGTAATACGTGTACCATCCTGTGATACAAGCAGTCCCTCTGCAACAATCCTGCGGGAACCTGCTCCACCTGAATCAGTGCGCCTGACAACCAAACTGTTGGAGTAGGCATTCAGATACCACGTACCTTGGAAGTCAGCATCACTAGCAGCTTGTTGAGTAGTAATCGTACCGACTAACAACTCAATAAAGTGCTCGTTACCACCGTGGTGAGCAGCATCATAAATCAGGAAGTCATCAAAGGTGACATTGTTAGCAGCTGTATAAACTGTGTCTTCACCCTGAAGAGTAACTGTGTAAACTTCACCATCAGTAAGAGTGATTAGTTTAATAGTAGCAACTGAATTAGCCACAAACGTACCAGCTGCTTCCATGGCAGTGGTGACGGTACGGTTAGTAATAATCGTGGTATCTTGGATACTACGGAAGTGATAGTCATTCTGCTGAGTACCAGTCAGATACCCAGTAGCATTGTTAGTAACTGTACACCACGTACCATCTGCTGCTGTCCACACATAAATGTCGGTACCTTTGATGGCACCAATGTATGAACCTGCTGCACCTCGTTCAATAAAGAACCAAGCAGCATCAGCTAGTTCACTTTCGGTAAACGCATCACCATTAGCCTTGTGAAGGACACTGGTGAATTGCAGACCAGGACGCTTGAGTAATCCATAGGTGGGATCAGGATAACCATTGACACATTCTGTCAATTGTCCTTCTAATTTTTTGTCATCATTTTGCTTCGATACACCACCTAGAAAGTTTGGTGTGAGTTGAGTTACTGCTGGCATTAGCGTTGCAAGGTATGGAACGGTTGATAGCTCTGATAGTAGTTCCCTCCTTTAGGTGCACCGAAGTACGTGTAATCGCCTTGACTCGTTTCATACTCAAGAGCCATAGCACGTGCAAACGCTTCCTTTTGTTGGAGCATTTGGTACTGGTTAGGATCACCGATGATACGGCTAGACACAATGCTAGCTGCTCGTGCAACGATGAACGCTTGGATAGGTTCAGGAATATCTCCCCAATCCATTTCCCAAAGGATGTCTACATAAACAGTTTCATCAGTCCACTTATAGGAGTGGGCCATGCGGTCATAGAGTTTACCTCCACGGTTAATACTATCCCTATTCAGGTTAACAGTACGGGTAGTATTCAAGTCCATTTGAAGGACATTATTCGGGATGTTAATCTCGTCGTTATTATTTGGGGTGATAGGATAATCGTATTCTTTATTGAAAGTCCAGCCTTCAGCCTGTACTTCGCGCGACACTTCTCGAAGGGTGTTGAGTGCAATCGCAACGTCCGGGTTGGTTGGGGTTTCAACTCTGCTTGTAACGATAGATTGAGTCATTGCTCGTTCTGCCACCAACTGTGAGATGTTCACAGTGTAGCGGTAGGTCACAGGAGTCGTAGCTTGTTCGACACCAGCAGTAGCAATAGATGTACCGTCTGATACACCAGTACCACCAATGTAAGTACCAACAGGGATGTTGGCAGTCTCAGTAGTAAGGGTAGTGCCAGCAGCAGCGGGGCTAGCTAGGTTGTCAATACGTCCAGTGAAACGGCTGACTTCGTTAATTACAAGAGTTTCCTCAGTTGTCAACGTAGTAACAGGAGCCTGACCAACTGACGCCAGGATCTGATTAACAGCTTGTAGCTCAGTGTTGGAGCCAGTAGTAGGGAAAGGCATAATTGATAATAAGACTAATTCTCAATAAG